ATTCATTGTTTTTTCTTGTGGCATAATGTTAAATTTCGTTTAAAAATTTGTTGTGAGCATCGTTAGGGTCTAAGTACCCGTCAATAAGTCCGTTGTTGTCGGCAGACTCTTTGCCGTCATTCGCTGGGAGAGAATGGGAAGGGCGTTCGTTCAATTCTTTCTGCAACTTTTCAGTCTCGGCAGTAAGTGCCGTTACTTGCGCGGTCAGAGCTTCTTTCTCAGCAGTAAGGGTAGCCTTTTCAGCCGAGAGCGTTTCATTGTCGGATTTGAGAATTGCCATTAGTTGCTCAAGACTCGTATTGTCGGCAGCGTTTTCAGCAGCCTCAAGAGCTGCTTCAATTTTGTCGAGCTGCGATTCTTTAAGTTCAGTAAAGTGTTCGCCCCCTAAGAGAGGTTTCTTAAGGTCGAGACTTGTAAGAGCCAATAGGGCAGTGATCTTTGAGTGTTTCATTTTTTTAATTCTTAATTTATTAATTGACGAATGATTTCGTCGAGAGTCATTATTTCATCTATAAGTCCGAGTTCTTTGGCTTTCTCAGGCATATATACATCACCTTTGAATACTGCTTCATTTACTTCGGTTCGAAAAGCTCTAACATCGCTCAAAAAACGGGCATTAAAGTCAGATAAGTTTTGTAATACATCTTTGTCATCGCCTGCTTTAAGGGCACGCCAAGCTTTGTTTTTCTCCGTGCTTTCGGGAGCGTAGAGTTCGTAAATTTTTGCACCATACTTTTCTAAGAGAGGGGCAAAATCTTGCGCACTAAGCATTGTGCCTATGCTACCAATACACTCGGCAAATGGCGCAGCTACTACCTTGTCGCACGCACTGCCAATCCAATAGGCTGCACTGCACATATACCCGCCTGTATAGGCAATGGTAGGCTTCTGCATAGAGCGAATGGTGTGAGCAAGCTCCTGAGTACCGCTCACCATACCGCCCCCGCTATCGATATCTAAAACGATAGCGGTTACGGAAGGATGAGAATCTAAAGATTTTAAGAGATAACTAATATATTGAGTGCCGATGTAGCCGTAGGAGGTGTATTTAACAATGGGAGTTTTTAAATCTACAATCACGGGGAAAAACTTGCGCCCATACTGTAGTGAGGCATTACGCTCCTGAAAATCCCATTGATAGACTTCCTCATACCAATGAGAGCTCTCAAAGCCTCCCTTGCGGAAGGCTAAGAGGAGCTCGGGGAGCTTCTGAACTAAATAATTATGATTAATAGAAAAGAACATATTTAGATAACAGATTTACGAGGCAAAATTATTTCAATGGAGGCATAAAGAAAAGGACACGGAACTTCTCGGTAACCTTGCTGATATTTGGAAAAATAATGGTTTGCCCTGTAAGGGTTACTACATAGGTGTCGGCTCCTTTGCCATTGTCGGTAATATTGTCGTCTACGGTGAGGGTAAAGGGTTCTCGGGCGTTACCTACTATCAGCATTTCTTGTTGAGAGACGAGTGCTACTACATACTTGCGTTGTTTGTGAAAGCTGATAATCTTCTTGCGTGTTTCTTTAGATAAGTCATAGATAGGTAATGACACCTGTACATCGAAATAATCGTTGTGATTTTGTTGCTTGATACTCACCTTACGGTTGTAAGGAGAGGGGTTATGCAAGTCGATACGCAACAAATAGCTGTTCACATCGGGGGTGAGCGCACGAAGGTTCTGATTGAAGCTGAAAGAAGCAGCATCAAAGAGAAGCACGTGTGAGATTTCTCGAGTAAAGGGTTCGGGAATATTACAGATATCTATCATAATTAACAGATTATACTGCAAAAGTAGGCGGTTAATGAAAAGTGTGAAAGGACTTTTTTAGGTAAGAGAAAAGAAGTAAGAGGTAATAGGAGGCGTTGTATAATAGTGAAATGCGAGGTATAGGCAGTATGTTGTCTGTATGTGAGCAGTAGTAGCGCTTGTAGGGAAGTATGAGGTAAAGATTTAATGAAGTGAAAAGCAGAAAATAAAAGGTAAAACATTGAAAAACAACATTTTACCTTTTATCCTTTATTAATTATTCATTAAGGGACAACTTTCGAATTTTTTTTATTATAATTTTTCTATATTTCTCAGTTTTTCGAGATAGAAATCACGAATTCGTTGAAAATCTTGCTCAGTAAACTTGTTGTCTCGCAAGCGCAACCGCTTGTGCGTCGCAGTCGATACGCCCTTCTGTATCGCACGTGCTACCTTGCTATCGGATATCTCCAACAGCTGAATGATGTATATTACTTTCTCGTGTGCTGTCATAATTATTCTTGTGTTATCATATTAGTATTATACCATTCCCACGCTTCATCTAAGAATTGTGTTTCAGAAATAGCAGGGGCTAATTCCCCTCCTGTTACTATTACGTTATTCTGAATTATTATGAGTTTGAACTTCTCATATTCATTGAATACATATAACTTCTGAGGCTTATCCTTTAACTCTCTGTTAAGAACTATCTGCTGTGTACGCTCTCTAATTACCAATATCAGAGATAAGTAGAGAGGTGAGTAGATAAAGTGAAATTTATTAGGTAAATGCTCAGGCTCGGGCTGTAATGCCAATAAAAACTTTGGCATTTTGAATTCAAAAAGTTTGTTATTATCCATATTATTTTGTATCTTTGCACCCTCATTTCTAAGGGTTGTTTAAATCGTTAGAATTGTTTTAATTTTACAAGTAAGCCCCTAACACTACATTAGGGGCTTTTAATTTATCTAATAAAGCAATACTTAGGCAAGAAATTGCGACTGCCCCCTACTTTGAATTTACTAACCATTTCGCCATAATAGTTAATAGGTTCATCAAGGCTAATTGTGGTAACATTGCGCCCATTGTAATCGTATTGGTGCGCACTGTAACCTACTGACATATTGGGTAATCGCCATACCCCCCAATTCATAGAGTTAAGGTATTTCAATATTCTTCTGAGGTTATCTACATTAGCCTTGAATACTTTACCTTCTTTAATTTCATTTTCGAGAGTGCGAAAATCAGCTTCTAAATCTTGCTCTTCTTTCTCATTCTGAATTTTCTTTGCTTCGTGTTTTCTCTTGCAAAAATTGCAGAATTTAGTGTACGCTTCATTCAGATTTTCATTGGTAATTTCACCATCTACATCAATGAATGTTAAAAAGTATGGTTTTTCGGTGAAATTTTGTTCCTCTACCTTTTCATAAGGCACTTCATTAACTTGTGGGTAACCTTGCTCTTTCTTTTTGAAAGTAACATTACCTGCTACAATATAGGTGTAGCGCTTTGTGGTGTAAAATTCTATTTTCATCGTTCTAAATGTTTTAAACGTTAATACTTATTTTAAATTTACAAATTCGGTTGCACTCTCTAATGTGAATTTTTTAGAATAAAATTCTTTTGAGTATTTTTTGTTTTTCTTTACGAAAGCGTAATAATCTTTCAAAAGTTTTTTGCTTGATTTCACAAAGTCTAACACTTCTTGACTTGCTTCTTTGTTAGCGTTAAGTTTAGCTTTACTTGCTGCTGCTTTGGCTTCTGCTCTTCTTTCTTCAACTTCTAATTCTGCTTGTAACTTAGCAACGTATTCAGCATTCTTCTGTAATTCGTAAGCAATTACCCACATTTGCTTTTCGGAAAAAAAATCTCTTAAATTTTCAGAAATAATTTTGTGAGCTAATGATGATGTAGGTAAGTATGCCATTAATTTACTTCTGAAAGAATTAGCAACTTGGCGATTCATCTCTTCTACAAAACTACCAATAGAGCTGACAGTTGATACACTTGGGTTGATGTAAGATACTTGGTTGTAGATGTCTTTAACTGTAACTTTCATTTTCTTTGAGTTTTTAATGTTAATAATTGTTCTTATTTTAATTTTACGCTGCAAAGATACTGTAAGCGTTTTAATTACGCAAGTATTTTACTTATTTTTTTTATTTTATTTTGTTTAAAATATAACAAAAGTTTGTAAGTGTGTATTTATTAGTTAGTTACAAGATTGTTATTTTTAAAGAAAAAAAGGCAAAAGGTAGTGTTATACCCTTTGCCTTTAAACTTACTTTCATTCTTTACTCTAAAAGTTCCTCTCTATATATTTCTATAAGATCTTTTACGAGTTCTTCGCGGGCTTCTTCGTAAGATTCACTTGTACAAGAATGAAGTTTTACGCCAGATCCAACAGTCTCGAAATAGGAGCTGTACTTAATTTTAGGCTTTTGATTTCTATTTTTAAAATCATAATATATTTCATTCTCTATTCCGTATAAGTATCCACGTTTGCGAAACCAAGCAAAGACCTCAGTCCACGTAGGGAGAGAACACTTGATTTGATGCTTATTGCTATTGTATCCCTCAAGGTCGGGATAACCGTTTTCGTTATTATAACAGTCTACAAGGTTAAGGTGATTATCCCAATAGAAATAACAATATTCATTAAAACCTATTTCTTTGAGTCCTTGGGCTATCTCTAATGTGACAAGCCAAGTGGGGTAATTTTCTTTATTCATTTGTTTTGTGTGTTTTATTTGATTTCTAAATTGTCTATTGTGTATTTCCAATCACAGCAATCTCTTTCTCTTATATTATTGTTCAGCCATTCAAAGGCTTCTTCATACCTTTCGTAAAGTATATAGTACTCATCAGTAAGAGCTATTCCGTTGTTGTATATCTCTTCTAATTGTTCAGCTACCTTTTCAGGTACATCTACATCTAAACCTACGGTGTATGTTACTGTTACAGTTAAATCTGTTAATCTTTTTGTTTTTGCATTCATTGTTTTAATCTTTTTTATAGTTTAATAATTCTGGGTTTTCATATTGGTTTCCGATGACCTTCGCACGTTGCAAACACGAACGCCAAGCCTCTTCGTGAAGATTGTAATACCCATTGATGTTGCCTACATCATTGGCGTCGATACGGCAGAATGCCATACATTCTTCTCGGTACACAATAAGGCTGTAATCTCCATAATCGTGGGCAAGAATGTCGCCCTCATAGACTTCAGTGCCGTTTTTATCGTGTAGTCCTGTAAATTGACTTATAGTTTCGGGGATACATTCAAAACAGCTAAAGCTGTCTAAATTTTCCTCATCAGTAGGAAATAAGTGAGTGAAATCCCAAGAAGGTATTCCATATAACCACTCTTTACCTTTAAAGATGGATAATGCTCTAAATTTGATTGTTCTCATTTGTTAATATTTTTAATCTTTAAATATTACTCGTTTGCCTTTTAGTTTGCTGTCATAAGAGCAGAGAATTTTAGCTAATGTGATTTCGGTATCTTCTACCAAATTAGAAAATTTTTTCCCGTGATTCCCTTTATACCCTTGACACAATATATCCGTTAACACATCTATTTGTGCGTTATTTAATCCTAATGTTATCTTAAGATCATACATACTATTTTCTTTCTCGATTAACTCAATAGAAAATTTACCTAAAATATTTTCTTTTTTTCTCATTTGTTGATATTTTTAGTGTTAATAATCTTACCTAAGTATAGTACGAAGTACTTCTTATTGGGTTCTGCACCCCATTCAGATTTGCCAGTGCCAGAGCGTATAGCTTTTAATTCTATGGTGAAGCGTGGAGCATCACGCGCATAGCCATTGCGAAATACAACACTGTCGTACTCTCTTCCTATAAGACGAAGGTTGTAATACGGTTTGATTTCTCGATACTCTTCTGTTTTCTCGCCTGATAATATCATATCAAACCACTTTTTCTTTATGGTGAGGTGTAGGGTGTTCATTTTAATAATCGTTTTTCTATTTCATTTTTTTTTCGGTTAAAATCCTTGCGAATGGTCTCGTAAGATAGTTCACTTTCAGTAATATTGTAGGCTTGCAAGGAGTTGAGTATACTGGTACGGTAGGGTATACAGTAGTAATGGTTATTTAGCACGGCATTGCGAAATAGTTCTTTCCGAAAATGACTATCCACGAACTTCACGATAAGAGCATTCTTATCGGTAGGTATTATACAACCTCGCTTTTCGTAACAACTCATACTAATGCTAAGCTGATAAGGGTGCAGTGTATCCTTGCGTTCCCTATATTGATATTCTGAGATGTTTGTTTTTCGTTGCAAAATGTTGAGGATATAAATACCCATTTCGTCGTCCGCTTTAGGGGCGTAAGGCTCGCTGTAAAGCGTGCGCATATATTTAATAAGGTAAATAGGTAGTTGTAAGGTAATGTTTATCATATTAATTTTCTAATTTACTAATTATCATTTCGTCGTTGTAGAAATACTCAATTGCAGTATTCTTCTCTACAAAAGTGTCAAGCTCATTGATATCTTTAGGATATATGGTATACAGGTAAGGAGCAAAGTCTTTTAAGTTAAGTGTCTTTGTTGTTTTTGTTACAGGCACATTGCACAATCCTACTAAGTATTGGTGCCAATAAAGAGCAGCAATATAAGCATTACTCTTCTTAAAGTGCGTGATGATAGGCTCAATACAGAGTAGTGGTTTGCTAATAAAACTCTTTTTCTTTCCCTGTGGCTCGCATTGCAATTCTTCATTGTGCAAGAATTTTCCCCATCCGTTATTAGCGTAGGTAATGGTAGCATTTATGCAATGGTATAGTGGTAGATTACTCTTCTGCTCGGGGAATATATCATATAGGTTTTTTATATATTCCAAGAGGTCAAGAGGACTTCCTGCAGGTAGCAATCCACCTACCAAATCATTTTGTCGATAGAGTCCCATTGCTACACAATTGTTTTTGTGCAGATATACTGACTCTACTTTAATATCCGTTAGTATTTTGAAATAGTATTGCATAACTATAAATAACATTTATAATAAATATCTTGTATCAAGATTTTAGCTATCAAAAAAATGCAATTTTATACAAAAGAGGCATTTTTTTTTCCGACATTTCCGACAAAACCTACAAAGATTGTAAAACACTATTTTTCAAATATTTATGTGATATAATAATCATTCTTCTTACAAAATCTCGTAGGATTTTGTAGGAAAACAAAAAAACTTTCCTACACTTTCCGACATTTCCGACATACTTTCCGACAAGATTTTACTACTTAATAAAGTGATTTTAAAACAAATAAATCTTTGTCGGAAATGTCGGAAAAATTTTTAGAGGTTTTTAGCTACAAATTGTGTTTTTTTTTTAAAAAAAATAATCAATAAGGCAAATCGTCTTCGTCTATTATTGCTTCTGGAACATTACTATTATTGTTCTTAGGTTTCCGTATGCGCTGTAATTCTATTTCTGCCATTAACTCTTCTTTGATATTTATCTTGTTTAAGTCTATAACAAAAGCACTCGTATTACAATTAATTTCCATATTTATGCGAGTACTCTTCACTTCATCTCTATAAGCTTCACACTCTTTGATGAGCTTTCGCATTTCGGCTTTTGAAGGTGCAGCTTCGCGGTTCTGTACAAACCATTGCCGCTGAACGATACTGAACACAGTAGTAAAGTTGAATTTTAAGAGCCCACCCTCTTCGCGTATGTTCACATCTATCCTTAGTGTCTCTCCTTGTGTTAAGCGCATACACGATAAGAAGCAATCCCAAAACTTGTTGATAGGTGAATCGGTATCAAGTTTACGGCGTTGATTCTCTACTATCTGTTCAAAATGGTCTATCATATCAGCTTTTCCAAAGGGGAAGAACTGTTGTGCCTCAAAAATATTATATATGGTATGTAATACAGCTAAATTATCGATAATACGCGTAGGTAGGTTTTGCAATTTCTCAAGTTTTCCCAAGGCAATCTTATTCACGCGGTAAGTATCAAGGAAACGTTCTTCAAAGAGGGAACGTTGGTTAATAAACGTGTCGGATATACCAGAAATACCTTTGCGAATAATATCTTTCAGTTTATCGTATTCCTTTTTTTCTGCTTCGCTGAATTCTCTGCTCTCCATCTCTTCCCAAATAAGGCGTGAGATAAGAGCTTCGGCACTGGGGTAATCATTCCCAGTGAGTATGGTAGAGCTGATGATAGGCACTTCGTCTACCGCTACTTTGCTTTCAATAGACCCGCGCTTGTAGCCTCGTCTATCCCATAAACCTTTGATAATACCGTCTACTTGGGGGTTGCCTCGTTTGTATTCCGAGAGTTGCGAAATGCCATTACTGAACTGTGCAAACTCTCGTATCTGCGCTTTGATGGTGGACGCTGCACCCTCCAATTGTATAGCGGTTTGAGGTACTCCTGTAAATGATTGTATAGCTTCGCAGATATTGTCTTTACCTGTTGAAGCAGGTCCAAAGTAAAATAGTATCGGGAAGAAGCCCGTACAGCTCACCACAATGTCTTGGAATAGCGAACCTATACCGAATAGGATACCTGTAATAGCATACCCACGGTGTACTTTATAAACCTGACGGAAATAGTTAGGAATGCTCATTTGAGTATCAAATGATTTAAACTTCTTCTGTGCTCCATACTTATAGATATTCTTGTCGTAATTTCTGTTCGCCGACGGTATATAGTAACTCTCGTTATTCAGCTTAAAGAGTCCTTCTTTATTAATGAGCTCTTCGCGTTCCCCTGGTATCACTATTTTATTATTCCATACCCAGAAGCCCTCAGGTTGCCACCCTAATACATCTATTTTTCGCCCGTTACCCATACGGTCGAACAGGTAGCGTAACAGGCGTTCGTGCTGTGCAGCTGTGCCTGAGAAAGAAAAGTTACCATAAGAAGTAACCACATTCTTGAATGAAGGGAGCGTGTTTATTTTATCTGAAATTACATCGAAAATCTTCTCAGTGTTATGTACATTACAGATACGAATGAGCTTCATTGGAAACTGCTCGTCCTGCATATGCTGTACAATTTCAATTGAGAAATTAGAGATAGCCATAAAGTACTCTTTGCCTTCTTTACCTACAGATGT